TCGGAACAAAGCTCGTGGGCTTTGTCCAAGTGTTCGCGCCGGCACCGGTGAACACTTGGACATCGGGCGAAAGCGTCGATGTCTTGACTGTGCCGTCCGCGGCGTAGTAAGTCCACGCTCCGGTTTCATCGAAAACCGTCCTTTCACCAGGTTGCAGCGTTCCTACCCATTGAGGTACTGTGTTGGTACCGTCGAACTGCTCTACCGTGCACGCGTTAGCTACCGTTGCGCTTTCGTTCGCGACAGTGATGCTTTTGACATTGCGCTGCGTATTGGCCGCAGGAGCTGGCACGATGGTCGTGGTGGCTGCCGTCGTGATGTCCGCATTGGTGCTACCACCTGGCGTGAACGTCGGGCCTGTCGTCAAGTCATCGACGTAGCTGTAGCTGGTCGCGATTTGCCCTGCTGATCCTGTGATCAGCCGCAAAAAAGTGCCGGTTGTGCCAAGAATCAACACGGCGCGCGATCAAGCAATGCGCACGAGAGCGTTCGAAGCGTCATTCACCGGCATTGTCAACGTGAACGTGCCGGCGACGATGGTCTGCGAACCGAACGTGTGCACCGACACAGCATTGGTACCGGCGGCGGTCGAGTTGTAGATCAGCACCGTGTCGAACGCCGAGAGCGTGACGCCTGAGTACACCAGGCTTGCGCTCGGCGTCCAGAAAGCCGTCGTGCCGCTCGTGGTCGGCGCCGTTGCGTTCGTGACAGCAATGCCGCCAGCCGTGTAACCGGTGCCGGACGCTTCGCCGGTAGCGCTGTACGCTGTCGTCGTCGCGTTGAGCGTTGCGCTCGCGAGGTAAAGCGCAGCCTTGAACGAGTCCTTCGTGGTGGCGGCGCGCACGACAGACGAGCCAAACGCATGCAGCCCGTTCAAGACATCTTGCTTGAACGAAGTGCACATGGCTTGCGTGTTGGCGAACAGCATCCGCGTGAAGTTGCCTTCGATCGCTTCGCTGAACTTCGTACGGATGAGTTTCTTCATGGTCGTCTTTCTTTAGGTGGGGGTTCAGAAATCGGTCATGTTGACCGTGATGTCGCTTGTGGGCGCTGTCTCACCGATGAGACCTGCTTCGGCCATGCCTTGCGGCCACTTCTTGAGCTGCACTTGCGCGTCGCGCTTGACTAGCTCATCAGCGAGGTACCACTCTTGTGCAGTGGCGATCTCGTTGTCGTCTTCGCGCCGAGTTTCGACTTTGCGCAGCAGCGCTTCGTCGATCAGCCCGTGAATTGTTTCGATCATGTTCATCCGGTGGCTCCTTCAGTTTCGGGGGTGCTGACCATCTCGCTGCTTGCGAGATTGCCTTGCTCATCGTAGGTGTGCTTCACCTTCTTGCTCGGTGCGGGCTTCGTGTGCTGCGACATCGCGGTGCTGATCGCTTGCTTCACGATGTCGCCGATCACCTGCGCGTTTTGTGTTTGCGATTCACGCTGCCCGATAGCCTGCTCTTTCGCTTGTTCTGCCTGAGCGATGGCTTGCTGCTGGGCTTGCGCAGCCTGAGCTTGCTGCTGCACTTGCTCATCAACCACGTCTTCGCTCGGCACCACGTCATCGACAGGCAATTCCATCGCGGTTGCGACTTCGCGCACGATGTTGGCGAGGTACTTCGGCCCGAGAATCTGCGACAGCACTGGGTTCGAGCTGACCATCTGAAGAAACTGCGTACGCCGCTGTTGCGCCGACTCTTTGATCAGGATCGCCGCGGCGCCGCGCGGTACCACAATGCAGTCACCCTTGATCGAATCGTCGGGGTTGTAAAGCATCTCGTTCACGAAGCACTGACCGATCGAAGGACTGATCACGTTCAGATCGATGTTCGAGATCGCGCGACGCAGCCCTTTCGCTGCGTTGTTCATCAACATCGAGAGGCCCGTCGCGGTGTCAGCGCTGCCGCCTGCGCGCTCGTTGCCGTAGGTGTAGCGCGGGATGCCGGTGGCGTCGTCAGCACGAATCTCCCATTTCTCGTACGTCGCCATGAGATTCGCGCTGTTGTCGTTGGCTTGGAAGAACCCGATCCCGGGGTTCACGCCCTGCGTTGGGTCGCTCTTCATCTGCCACAAGCGCCAGGGGTAGATGCTCTGCGTATCCTCGCCATCAGCAAAGCGATCGGCGTGCACCCACACCATTGGGCCGCTCGCCATGCTGAGGTTGTCAGCAAGCGCGCACGCGATGCCGTTGCACATCTTCTGGCTCGTGCTTGCAAGGTCAGGAATCGAACGACCCCAGAACGCGCCCGGAATCTCGTCGTAGCAAGCTTTGCGGTACGGGCGCTGATCGAGCGGATCGGGGTTCATCGCCGCGTAGAGAACATACCGGCCGCACACGAGCACGTTGCACTCGTAGTCTTTGGTCTCTTCGATCTCGACGCCGGCTTTGCTGCGCACACCCCAGCTGAGAAGCTTCCACCCAGGCACTGAACCCCAGTAGTTCAACGCGTCGATCACGCCGGGCGGTGACAGCCACATGTAGAGGCTTTCTTGCTCGAGCCGTTGACGCTCGGCTTCTGTCCACAACCACCCCTCAAGGTGGCCGTTCGAGTAGTCGCGCAACGCTTCGTCGATCTCATCGTCTTTGTAGTCGGGCATGCCTTTGAAGTCATGCAACTCTTCACGACGAAACCGAATGCGCTCGATGAAGTCACCATCCTGCGGCGTGCGCGCGGAGGGCGCCGGGTAGCAATCGAATGGGGAAACACGCTCCCATGATTGCGCCGGGTTGTTCGAGACCATCGGTTTGTAGCCGGCACCCCACTCAAGTGTCTTGTGCCGCTTGTAGATCGGGCCTTTCAACACCGCGGCCGGGTATGCCACGAAGTCTTCGACGAACGCATCCATTGCGGTCTCGTAGTCGCCTTGCGCGAGCCGATCGGCGATCTGCCGCTCCATGCGCAACGCACGTTGCTTCGCGGTCTTGGTGATCTGCGCTTCGGTCTGGTCACGCAGCTTGTCGCCGATTTGCCCAGCCAACGTGCGGAACTCATCACGCGTCAGCGTGCCGCCACCTTGCCCGGCGATTTGCTGCATGACCTGCTGCGCTTGGTCGATCGCCTTGTTGACAATCGACTTTTGCAACGCTTCAGGTAGCTCAGGGATCGGCGTAGGGTCAACACCCCACGGTTGTTCGCCCACAGGCAGCACGATCTCGCGGATCCACGCGCTCGCCGCGCGACACTTCGTCTCAGTCAGGTCAGACCAGACGATGTTCATGCCCGAACCATTGGATTGCATCGCGGCAAGCGCAGCCGGGCTGTAGACGCCGCGGCGCGCGCGCAGGCAGTCGAGCAGCTTCAGGTCGATCTTCTGTTTTGCGAGTTTGTTGCGGCCCCACGCTGCGCGGCAGTGGCTAGCGAGTGCGGACAACGAGCCTGTGTCGTCGATCGACTGCGCTTCGGGGGCTTTCTCGGCATCGCGCTTGAGAAGCTGCTGAAGGCCGAGCGCACGAACAAGCGGGTAGCTTCCGGGGGCTGCGGATTGCGTAGGTGCGGCGAGGCTTTGCTGCATGCGGGGATCACCTGAGGTGGTCGCATGGCGCTCGGCGCCGGTTGCGTGGGATGCGCGTAATTATGCCGCGAAGTGAGCGCAAACGACAACCAACCTTACGGCTTGGCTTCGTTCATGATCCACCCATCGCCCAGCATGTGCGCTTGGCAGTCTTTGACTGCTTGGTCGCAATTCTTGACCCAGCGCGCCACGATGTCGGGTTTCCAACCGTTGAACCAGTCCCCGTGGGATGACAGTCCGGCGGGAGCCGCGGGAGAAGCTTTGGCGTACACGTCGGAAGCTAACCGCCAGCGCGAGACCGCAGCAGGATCGCTCACGGTATATAAAGCGTTGACGGTGATTTCCGGGATGGCTACTGGATGCGTGGCCGGGCAGACCGGGCCGCTGGGGTACGTCATGTGACTTCGGTGATCCGGCGAATCCAGGTTCACGCCATCCCAGCACTGCGGGAACAACACACGTGACCACAGCGACGAACCAATACCGCAGGGAGGCATCGGATGCAACCACTTCGTACCTTCCCCTGTGGTGTCACTGATGCAACTGAAGCCGGTTGGCACACCGTAGTCGAAATCACGCACTACGCTGTTCTTCGGGTCACCGGCAACCATGCGCAGCCCGTCGGGCATAGCTTTGATAGAGGTTGCGTCAGCGATGAGCGCGCCCTGCTTGTAGTAGACGATCACTGTTCGAGGGGAGATCGGCGTTCCGTCTCGGGTATCAACCAGCGTCGGAAACCAGTAAGCGGTGCGGTTTATCGTTCCGCCCCGGCAAGTACTGTTCCCCGAGCTCGCCAAGCTCGCCGCTGTGCTATTCGCATTCGCCCCGGTGTTGCCTATGAACGTGTGCAGATGCGACTTACCCGGCTGGCCTGGGTACACGATCGGATCGTCGAAACTCATGTGCGAGAACAAGCACTGGGTACGGAAATCCCCTGTTCCCCCGGGTGAAACTGGTGGTAGCTGACCGGTAAACTGAAGGTCATCGGTCGAACCACCAACCCCGCGCGTCGGAATCTTCGACTTGTCCACGTACAAGCCCGCGCTCATGTCGGGCGGGCCGACAACCACCGAGACGGAGTAGACCGCTCGGCACAGGTACGTGCTGGGTACGAGAGACCCGTCTTGGCCACCGGCTTTCGCGCCCGCCACGCACTCGGTGTCGCTTGCGTACGTTCGACGAGGTTTGACGAGTGTGCCGCTCTGGGTGTAGAGCGACCACATAGGGCCTGCTGCGGGGTTCGGTGTGGGGGGCGGCGTTTGCGCCGACACCAAGCAAGCGAGACACAGGGCGGTGAATACGGCAACTCGTTTCAGCATGAAGCTGCTCCTACTTCAAGCGAACGAACACACAGTGAGGCACCGCAATGCGCTTGCGCCTTCGGCAGATGACGCGGAGAAACCAGCGCCACAGCCAGTGCAGCGCTTCTGAGATCATGCGCTGATCGTCACGACCACGGTGTCAGGGACTTGGAACGTGGCGCTGGTCTGCGGAATGTCGAACGCCTTCGTCGCCACGATGCCGTTCTTCGTCACCCGCGCAACGTACCCCACGGCCTCGGGCACGAGGGGGAACGTCGCCCCGGGGGCGTCGGTGGTCACGGTCGAGATGACTTTGCCGGTGGAATCCAGCAAGTCGAACACAAATTTCTCTTCGACGGTGCCGAGCGGGAAGTCATGCGCGACGGTCTGAACTTGAACGAGAACGGTCTTGGTCATGGCAGGTTCCTTGGTAGGTGGGGGGTCTCGCAAACCGATGGGACAGCGCGGATTCTACCGAGTCCACACCACCTGTCTACGCTTCACCGGTTTCGCCTTCGCGGTGACCATCTTGCGGTCGATCAGTTCGGGGATAAAAGACAGCGCAAGCGAGTCGGCTTTGTCGGGCGACTTGCCGCCATTCTTCTTCATGTCTTTCTTCGACTGAAGCTGGATGCGAAACGCGCCATCGTAGCCGTAGTCGAGGGACGTAAGTTGGTCGCTCAAGTCGTCATCGTCGGGAATCTCCCCGTGCTCCAAGAAGTCGCGCATCTTCCCCCATGCTTCGCTGCGCTGGTTGAAGTAATGCTTGTCATCCTTCGCAGGCTGGCCCCACATCGTCGGAATCAGTGCGGTTGTCAGGTTCGGGATGCGACGCAGCGCCGAATCGAAGTCCGCGCCGTTACCGATCGCATCGTAGACCACGCACGCGGCGCCGCTGGCATCGTGTCGCTCATGGCGTGGCCGATCTGGGTCACCGCGCAGGAACTCGAACACGCGGCCGGCAAGGTCTGGCCCATCGAAACCGCTCATGCTGACTTGCCAGTGCACCTTCAGGCCCTGACGCAGTGTGATGACGGAGAAATCATCGCCGAACCGGGCAGGATCGACAGCGAGAATCTTCTGATAGGTTTGGTAGGTCGCCATCGGTACGCGCCGCCGACGCGCATCGGTCACCAAGCCCGGGCTGATGAAGTTGGCGTAGCCGGCGCGCGGAAACATGCCTTTAACGCGCACTCGAACGAAGTCAGAGTCGTCACCGTAGTCATCGATCCACGCTGCGATCTGGCCCTTGTTTGCGAGCTTCACGTCCCGCGCATCGACACGTGAGTAGTGATTGCGCTTCGGGGTCGTGCACTGTTTGTGAAACTCACCTGAGGTGCGGGTCGGGTTGCCGTAGCGGCACCAAATGATCTGCGTGTCGGTGTCGGTGGTCGCGCCTCGGGTCACATCCCACACCGGGTCATCGATCGTGCTGGCTTCGTCGAAGACCACGAGCAACCGCTTACCTTTGTTGTGCAAGCCCGCGAAGGCCTCGGTGTTGTTCGAACTCCAAGGCACCGCATCGATGCGCCACGCCTTCTCACGAACCGCGTCATTCGCGATATAGATCGCCGTCGCAGTGAACGTGAACAGTTCCTTGCCAATGAACAGGCTATACCACTTGGACAGTTCAGCCCATGTCTTCGTGCGCAGCTGCGTGTCGGTGTTTGCAGTGACGACTCCGCGCGTATCTTCGTGCGTGCTGACAGCCCACAGGATCAGCCACGATACCTGCGCGCTCTTGCCGACCCCGTGCCCACTGCTGATGTCTTCTTCGATCGGCAGGCCTTTGAAGATGCCCGACAAGTCCTCAGTGCCATCACGCAGGCGCTGCCCGATACGATCAAGTTGCTCTCGCTGCCACGGCTCGGGGCCTTCTTCGTCCTCGAGCGAACTGCCCGGCTCGCCCCACGGGAACGCCCACAGAACGAACCCGAGTGGGTTGAGAGAGAAGCGCGCGAGATTGGTCAACAGTTCATCGAGTGGCGAACCTGCGATGCCCGCCGCAGCAAGATCGCCTTGCCGGACGCGAACGCGCGCCGCGTCGGCCTTGTACCCTGGCGTCCCCGGGCCGACACTCGGGAGAAGAGTTGGCATCAGCGTTGGTTTTTCGGGCGCAGGCCTGCGAACAGCAATCCGAGCGCTTGCGACTGGCACATCGCGTGCGCTACCCGCATCTCATGCTTGGTGCGAAGCTGGCGACGAATCTTGTCGTCTTGTGGCTCAGGCAACAGCCACGCCGGGCTGTCGCCTACCGCCTTGTAGTGGCAGGCGAGGCCATCTTGGCACGGGCACAACGGGTCGCGCCCGACGCACGGTTCTACCGCGTCCATGTGCTCGGCTCGCTTGCAGGTGCCTTGTACGGCTTGCCTGTCATGCGATCGACCAGCTTGCCTGTGAGCGGGTCAACCTCAGGCGACGGCTGCGGGTAGCTGCGATCCTTGACGCGCAATTGCGCGGGGGGCGCAGCGTCGATCACACGTCGCGAACGGCGAGCACCGGTCGCTTCACTCGTGCCGAGACACGGGGTAACGCCCGTCGCCTGGTTGCGGAAGCGCTGTGCGTTCGCGTCATTGAGATACGAGCCATCGAAGGTACTGGTGTCAGAGGCTTTCATCGTGTGTGATCTCCGGTGTGCGCTTGCGCGCGGCTTTGAGTCGATCTGCCAGTGCGGATGCTAGCGCGTTCACGCCATCACCTTCGTCGCCGACGATCTTGAAATGCTTCGCAAGCGTATTCAACGCTGCATCTTTGTTGAAGCGACGAACCTTCGCGACACGCACCTGCACGTTGTGAACCACAGGCTCACCGGTGGTGAGATCGGTTTCCATCACGCGCTCGAATCGTGTCTCGTGCTCGATACCGGCGATGCTCGCAGCAGCATCGTCATCGAGTTCATGAATCGGGATGAGGTGCCCATTCTTGTCGAAGATGCGGCGCACATCGGCGAAAGCGACGCGCGCTAGTTCGAGCATGACTCGTTGCGCCGTGATGTCTGCTGCCTTCAAGGTCACTTCGTTCAACTCCCGCACACGCGCCGCAACCTCAGGCATCGCAAGCAAACGCACGCCGTAGTGCGCTTGGTAGCCCGCTTCTTCAGATGCTTTGCGCCGGTTCCAATGCTTGACATAGTGTTGCGCAAAAGCTTCGTGCTGTTCATTGGAGAGCCGGGGCATTTGCGTGCAGCCTTGTGCGTTGTTTCTCGTTCCAATCGCTGATGATTTTCTGAATCGCGGCGACGAGTGACGGAATGTTCGTTCGATCGAGATCGTCGGTGAGTTGACGCTCGACCATGTGCTGAACTAAAGCTTTCGTATACGTTTTCGCTGCTTCGAGCGTGTCTTGAATTGGTGCTTCGGATCGCCACGAGACTGCCTTGGTCGCGCCACTCGGGAACACCACGACGAACCCTCCGACTGTCGGATCGTTGTTGGTGGACTCGGCGGGGTAGAGCTTTGCCATAGTCCCCTGACTGTACCTGAAATCACCAAGGAACACCACAATACCGAAGTAGGTATGACAAATCGCAGTCTCATCACCAATCTATCTAAAGAAATTTTTTGCAAACGCTGTTTTTCATTCGATTCATAGCCGATAATCTCATCAGGTTGCAGCAATTGCTACAGCCTTCACCCCCACCACTCTCTAGAGGAACACCATGTCTCACGAACTCACCACCCGCGCCAACAACACCGTCGAACACGCCTACGTCGGCGAGACCCCGTGGCACGGCCTCGGGCAGCAACTCGTCGAAGGCGCAAGCATCGAAGACTGGACGATCGCCGCGGGTATGGACTGGAAAGTCCAACGTAGCAAGGTGCGTTACCACACCTCAGCGAACCCGGCTGACTTCCAAACCTGGAACGACAACCATGTGCTGTTCCGCTCGGACAACAAGCAACCGCTTGGTCTCGTCAGCGACGGCTACAAGGTCGTGCAACCGCAAGCCATCCTCGAATTCTTCCGCGACTTGACCGAGAACGCGGGCTATCACCTGCACACTGCCGGCACGCTGTTCGGTGGCCGCAAGTTTTGGGCACTCGCCAAGGTTGCCGAGTCCTATGTGACCGGTGCCGACAAGATCGGGGGCTATCTGCTGCTGTCCACCAGCTGCGATGGCACGATGGCAACCGAGGCCCGCGAGACAACCATTCGCGTTGTGTGCAACAACACTTTGAGCATGGCCCGCCGCGCAGGTCAGTCCGGGGTAATCAAGGTCGGCCACCGTTCGCGTTTCAACGCTGATGCCGTCAAGCTGAAAATGCAAGGCAGCGCAGAGCACTTCGCAACTTTCGTCAGCATGACCCGCCAACTCGCAGCGAAACGCGTCACGAACGCAATGGCCGAAGCTTTCGTGCGCAAGCTGCTTCGCCCCGACGAAACGCTGATCGAAGGTGAAGCCACCCGCGCTCCGAAGGGTGAGGCAGAGATTCTGAATCTCTTTCGTTCGAGCGCAATTGGTGGCACGTTGCTTGGTACCGCCGGCACCGCTTGGGGTCTGGTGAATGCAGTGACCGAGTACGTTGACCACAAGCAAACTGCAAAGTCTCTCGACCACAAACTCGACCGCGCGTTTTTCGGTAGCGGCGACGAACTGAAAACCGCAGCTTTCGACCTTGCATTCACCATTTGAAGGACACTCACATGAAACCCACCCTAACGAAAACCAAACTGACCGGCGACGTGTCACGCCTGGCCGGCGACGCGACGGGCCTGCGCGGCTACGTGACGGGCCTGCGCGGCTATGTGACGGGCCTGACCGGCGACGTGTCGGGCCTGCGCGGCTATGTGACGGGCCTGACCGGCGACGTGTCGGGCCTGCGCGGCTATGTGACGGGCCTGACCGGCGACGTGTCGGGCCTGACCGGCAACGTGGACGAGTGCGGCATCACCGACGATGAGCGCGCAGCAGGTATCGACGTAGCTGACTTGGTGGTGGTGGGATCATGAACCTACCCGACTATCGAAACGCCCGCAACGCCCGCACGTTTGCACGCTCGTGGGACAGTGCTGAATACGGCGCCGCAGTGCA